TCATCCAGTTCTCAACTACGTAGTCAAGATATGAATCAACTTTGTCGGTAAGGTCTTCTACAATAGCTTCAACCTGCTCGTTAAGATCAGCTTCAAACTGCTCTTCGAGTTCTGCACGAACTGCTTCAGCTTTCTCATGAAGAGCAGCTTCAAAAATCGTGGTTGTCTTGGTCTTGAAGTCTTCAGAAAGATCTGCATCACCGAAGATAGCCGCGATCATTTCATGAAGGCCAGCGTTGTTGCTACCCTGTGGGGTTTTCACGTGCTTTTCAACGTTGTCTGCAGTTGCAGTTGAGTCAGATTTGAAAGCATCTGCACGGCGCTTCTTTACTGCACCGCCAGCTGGTGTAACTGGATCGGTTGACATTGAGTCTTCGCCAGTTGCTTTTGCTTCTTCTAACCCTTTGTCTAGATTTACATCCATTTAAGGTTCTCCTTTGTGATGATTCAAATAATCAATATTATTTATAATATTTCAAACTTGGTTTAATTACATGCTCTTTAAGAACTTTTCGAACATCTTTAAAGCAGCGGCTTCGTCGATCTGCTTCGATTTTTTTACTTCTTCTTCAATTTGGTCAAAGGTATTAGCCACTGTCCATGAAGAAGCCGCAACGTCGTAGATCCACTCTACACCTTCCATGATACCTTTTACAAAAGCATCTGGTGCTGATGGATCTGCGACAATATCACCTGCTGTCGCAAGCATAAAGTCATTTTGTACTTCCATGATACCCTTTTCATTTGGCTTCACGGATCCCATTCCACGGGAAGAAATTCCTAATTGCGCACCACTATCGATGAGGCCTTTTACGACGTCACCCATAGGGGTTTTAGTAATTTTAGCTCTACCTACAACGTTTGAACCATCGGCCTTTAACTCTGTGAATAGATGCGAAACTCTGTCTAGGTTAATCGTTGGTCCTTGGGGATGACCAAGTTCACCAAATGCACGATTCTTTGATACGTAGTTTTCGTTGTAACGGTTTAATTCGCGCATCAAAACGTTTGATGGGTAAATGCGACCATTCCGGTTTTTGATATCACCTTGCATGATGATACCTTCGATATAGTAGTTCTTTTCGCCCTTTTCAGTAGCTTCAGTGATATACTGAACTTCTTCGACGATATCTTTAATGAGTAAGGCCATATTAATCTCCTTTTCTTTATTTATAAGCTAATGGAGTAGCCCAAACAGTAGTGTTCGCTGAGAGCTTATCTGTATGAAGTTTTTCCATAATTTCAACAAACCCAGCTGGAATCGTCATAGTTCCAATGGTATCACCGGCGGCGTTAGCATAAGTAACGAGAGCGGTAGTTGGTGCGAAAACCCGCACCAACGTTGAGTTATTTACTGTATTCGCTGTTGAGATGTTGACTTGTTGACCGGTCAACTTTAAGATGATATCAACCATTAGACGTTCTCCGCGAAGCTAAGGATCTCTTGGAATCCTTTCTTGCCTGACATCATACGCTCTTCCATCTTTGACTTGTTAGCGCTATTGAGTTGGCTAAACAAACCGTTAAGAGCATCGACTGATTCACGAGTAAGTGTAACTGAAGAACCATCCTTAAGTTTCATCGCACCAACTTTAAAAGCTTCGTCGATTTGCTCGACTTCTTCTTTTTGAGTGCGCATGACATATCCAGGTACTTTTTTCTTTTTCATAAGGCTATGGATAGCGTCATGACTTCCAGTGAACTTATGAATGGTAGCCCCGTCATCATCTTTATGCTGTGACATTTTGACGCCATGCTCATCTGCATGTTTTTTCCAATTGGCCATATTTTTATCAGTAGGATTACCAGTAAAGTGAGGCAGCAAATGGACAGTGGCTTCATAGATTTCAACTTCTTCTTTTGCAAGCTTGTCTGCAGCTTTTTGAATTCCCGTCATTCTGCTCATGGCTTTATTAAAGTGCTTTGGTCTGTTTTCATTTTTGAAATCCATACCTTTCACACCTTGATCCATTGCGTCAGGGGTTGCTTTCTTAATGTAAGAAGCAAGCGTCGATTTCTTGAGTTCATCGAGTTCAACAGACTCATTACGGTTGTAGACATATACATCGTGATGGGCTGCATCTGCTTTTTGAATGCGCTGATGAGAATGACCACCCGATTTTCCTGAAACGTCACTATTTACGCGCTTGCCGTCTTTGTATTTCGCACTAGGCGCATCCTTAGAATACTTATGTGCGTTAGGATTGTCTTTACCCAAACGACCTTGTAGTACAACACGCTTACCAGTGCCTTTTACTGACTTTTTAAGGTCGGCTAATCTTTTTTCAGATTCGGCATCGCCCGGTTTGTGAGTAAATTGATATGAGTCGCTCTTACGAGCTTCATCGAGTTCAGCTTCTTCTTTAGTAAGACTAGTTACTGCGCGAGCAATACCGGCTTTACGATTTCTTCTCATTCTGCTAAGACCCTTATATTCAGGATCCTGAGTACTGCCACTAGTAATATCACGCTGAATATGAGTAAGATCATCTGCTGATCTCTTCACATATGAACCAAGAGTTGATTTGTTGAGTTCATCAATCTGCTCAGCTTCTTCTTTGCGAAGAGCCTTACCAATCGCCTTACGACGAGCGTGTAGGTACTTGTCAGACTTATCGACATCGCCATCGTTATCGATATCAGCGTCTGCTTTACCGACAGGGTCCATCGCTTCTTTCTTCATGATCGACTTAGCGATCTCATGTCCTTTGGTGATAGTCGACTTCTTCAAAGGAGGAGTGTCACCTGCTTTTTTCATAGCAGCAGACATGCCAATTGCATACGCGTTATCAACCTTTTCGTCGAGATCAACTTCTTCGCTCATCTTATTTGCTGCAGCAGTCATACCCTTGCCGCGCTTAGTGAAGCGCTTATATGCATCAGCAGTCTTTTGAACGCTTGCGGGAGTAAACTTCTTTTGAGCCATACCCTTTTCGACTTCGGCTTTTGCCTTTTGGCGATCTGCACCAGCCTTCGCATGGTATGACTGTAGTTTATCGTCTGAGAGCTCATCGATCTGTTCAACTTCTTCACCGATCTTGATCTCGCCAGCACGGCGCATTACGGTCTTAGCTTTGCTTTGGCCGGTCTTTGGATCTACTGCACGAACGATGACTGGTTCTTTGTCTGCACGCTTGGTGTGAACTTCAGCTGCTTCGTAAACCTTTTGGTCTTCTTTCTCGTCGTAGTCTGCCTTACGCTTAGCTTTAGGCGTCTTAGCATCAGCCTTAAACTGTAACTCAGTTGCATGAGGATGTGCTAATACGGAGACGACGTGTTTGTCAAGAAAAGCCTGTTCATCACCACCCTTTGGGCGATAAACGGTTTCTAGGATTTGTTTGAATGATTTCATTTTCTTTATCCTAACTTATTTCTTAGATTATTCTTCGTCTTCATCTTCAGACTCGTCTTCATCCTCATCTTCGTCTTCGTCTTCCTCGTCTTCATCTTTTGATTCTTCGAGGTCAAACTCTTCTGCTACAGGTGAGAAGCGAGCTTCCAACGCCGCAGAGACTTTTGCTTGCATCACACCAGCGAATGTTGACTCAAAGGCAGACGCATCTTTATTGATAGCTGCTGAAATAAGATCTTTAATTGACATATTAGTCTCCTTTATTTGGTTCATTCTGAGGATTTGAATCAATTTGTTGTGGAACTGCACCTGGCTCATTTTGCTGATTCTCTTCAGGCGGTTCATCTTTTGCTTCTTGATCAATTTCTTTTCTGATATCTTCGATCTCATCTTCAGACATATGAAGAACGTTCTTACGAATCCATGCTTTTGAGTAGTAATCACCTGCATAGTTGTTAATATCGCCTAGAACACTCAATCTGTCACGAATAATCTCTGCTTGCTTAAGCTCTTCAAAGTGGTTGTCAAGCTGGAAATTATATCGAAGCTTTTCTTTAATTGGCTCCCACTCTTCTGGTTTAATTATACCTTTAAGAATGAGTTGCTTTTCAAGTGCTTTGTCAAAGATGTTCGAGAATCGGGAACGTAATCTACGAATAAATTTAGCAAACTTCACTTCATCACGAGAAATTTCTGAAGATCTACCGAGAGAGAATCCAGTCTCAGGTTCGAGTCTTGAGATTGGAACATTCAAAGACTTGTACAACTTGCGTTGGAAGTATGTAACGTCATCCATCTCACCGAGGTTCTGTCCACCTGGCAGGGATGTAATCTCAGTACCACGGTTACCTTCACGGCGTGGAAGCCAGAAGTCGTCGGTGATAGTCATAAACTTACGATCGTCTCTCATCTCACCAGTTGATGCGTCGTACACAAGTTTGTTCTTGTGGTTAACCATCATCTCACGAAGATATTGTTCTGCCTTTACCTTTGGAAGGTTACCAACATCGATATAAAAGATACGGCGTTCAGGGGCACGAGAGATACGATAGATAACGACTGCATCTTCCATCATGCGAAGTTGGTTCAAAGGCTTATACGCTTTATGCAGGTGAGAAAGAACAATAGTGTTACGTTCATTCAGCACGCCCGAGTTACAACTAATGATAGAATCCTTAGCAATCTTGAG